TGACGAAGAACTTCAGTATTGGCTTGATAAATCGAATCATGTTTTTGTAATATATTCTTTTCAACTCTAGACAAATTTGCTAGTTTTAGCAAAAAGCCTTAATTATGGAAGATCAAGAACCTAGTAAAGTTGAAACGATTGTAAAAGTTTGCGTTCTTCTTTGGTCGGCAACTCTTTTAAGTCTTTCATATTACGAACCGCCATCTGGCAAAAAAATTGTAGATTTTGACCCGACATTTATTGCAAGTATTTTTAGCGCGTCAACTGCGTCACTTGGGTTTTCGATAAAAAAGAAAAAAGATACTATAGTAGACAATAAGAACTCCAAAGTAGGTATCAAATGAAAAAATTACTTCCTATTTTATTTTTGCTTCCTTTGCCATTGCAAGCGGGCTATGTCCACAAAATTACGGCGTCCGCGCAAGGCGTGGTGGATGGTAGCTATTCGCAGGCAAAGCGCATTGGCTCGACCTATTCGATGAGTTCGACAGGAATTACCGCGGGAACAATAGGGCATTTAGATTCGCCCGCACTTGATAATAGTTCAGTATTGACAGGCGTTGCAGCTACACATGGAACGGGAAGCTACACACAAACCACGGCAGGGGCGGCAACTTCTTTTAGCGAAAGCTTTATTCAAGGGGATGCAGTAGTAACAACAGCAAGTGTTTCTTCTGGCGTTGTTTCTTCTTTACCAGTAACAGGCGACACAATTACATATTCAGGCGGGTCTAGTTCAGGACAATCAATTGGTATAACTTCAGTTGCAGGCGGAACTATAACATTAAGCCCCGGCGCAGCGGGTTCAAGCGTTACAGGTTCAATAACAAGTTCTATCGAAATCGAATAATGCGGCGCTTATTTATAAGCCTTTTTTTATTGTCCAGTTCGCCCTGTTTTGCTATTCCTGTAATTCCAAATTTTTCTGCGGGGTCGAGCATATCACGAACAACCAGTTCACAATCAACACGGGAAATAATTCAATCGTATTCTTATTCTACGGGGTATCAGTACACAACAGGCGGAACCAATGTCGAAGCGGTCACGGCAGGCGGAACAATCAGCCCTGAAGCTATTGCAGGGGCAACACAAACAATTAACGGCGTTACGTCAACAACAACAGGAATAAATTTATCTACTAAGCCCCAATGGAAGCAATCAACGGCAGGGGCGGCCACGCAATTTCATGAGTCGTATATTGGGCCGGGTCTTAATTCTTATGTTCATATAGACCGCACCATTGAAGTCCAATCTGTAACTGAATCAACGTCCACGTTTACGCAATGATAAATAAATTTAAGATAGCAGGCGCAATATTATTTTTTTCTGTCCAGTTTCCAAGTTATGCCAATACCAATATGACAAATAATCCAGTATCAAATTCTAGTGGTTCGGTCACAAATTTAGGGGTAATGAATATGCCAACAAGACAATTTCAAAATCAAGTCGGCGGTCAAACTGTAGTCTGTCAATCTGATACTTTAGTTATTCAACCTTTTGTAACTTCATCGGCTTCATTTACAAAACCTTATCAAGACTTTTATCTTGACCCTATTTATTCAGTAAAAGATACTGAAGGCGCGACAGATGCAAACGGCGTAACAATAGGCGATGGCGACCCTGACAACCCCGGCCAAATTATCGGATATAAAACAATAAGAACAGCGCAAAAAGATACATATAATATTTCGCCGGGAATCAGTTTATCTTGGAATATTTCATTAGATCGTAAGGCGGTCAGGTTATGCCGAGAAGCGCAACAAAGACAATCTGATCTAATTCAGGCAAGAATAAATGACAATATGTACGCGCTTGAATTAGGACGTCTGAAAACGTGCGGCGATCTGTTGTCCAAAGGCTACAATTTTAAAAAATCTTCAAAATATTATAAATTATGCGAAGATGTCCAGTTAACAAATCCAAGCAATACTTTAATTAATCATCAACATTCTTTGAAAGAAGTTTCTGTTTCTTCAAACGAGAAGAAGAACTAAATTTTGTACCTGATTTTCTGCCAATTAGTTTTTTTGCGCGATTTATTAATTGTTTAAATATTGGCTTAAGAAGTCTTGTCAAAAAAGGCGTAGCAGTTGCGGCGGATGTTGCGACAATAGTTACCACTAAAGTCGTTGCGACTACAGATGACGAGGGAAGGTTTCTATCAACAAAATTTGTTTTAGCCCATAATTCAACACATTTTCCGTTTATTACTTCAAACCCGACAACCTTTTCTTGCGCTTCTGCATTTCTTACATCGTTTAGCCTGAATTGTTGGTCTTTCGCAGGGCAATCAATTTCTTTTTCTTCGATTACATTATTATCATTATTTTCTTTTGTTTTTGGAATTTCTGGCGTTTTTATATCTGGTATTTCTGGCGCTTCTGTTTTGGTGTTTTGTTTTGGTGTAATTATTTTTGCAGATGGCGAATAATCAGGCGCAAAATAAAATGGTGCGGTGTGATCGCATAAAGCAACATTTCCATCGGGGTCATTGTTGAAATGATCTTTACCACCCGTCAGAGAATCTCGTACAACAGCGCAAGGCGCATCAATAACAGGAACGCTCATATCAATAGAAATAGGCGTATCAAGGACGATAGGCGGTTCAATATGGATAGGTTCTGGAATATGTATGTTGGGTATATTTATTTCTGGTATTTCCAAAATTTAAAATGGAATTACGTTGCCTGTTGATTTTGGTAATTCTGGAACTTCTGGTAAGGGTATTTTATCAATAACTTGTTGAATCATTTTTTCTTTAAAATCATCACTTGTTACCAACATGTAACCATAGACCCCTGCGCCCAACATTGACGCGCTGATTATAAAACTTAAAATAGATAATATTTGAGAAATTTTTGCCATGAGAGAAGCCTTTGCCCGTGCGTTAGTACCTGTTACAATTATAACCTTCTGCGGATTGTGTGCATTAGCTCCGTTATATTTGACTCTTGGGGTTATGACAAGACAAATGGAAAAGGTAAATTAGTCAGAAGTTTCTTCAACTTTTGTTTTTTCTACTTCAACTTGACTAGCTCTATCCTGTAAAATTGCCTGAATCTGAATAAGTCTTGTTGTACATTGTTCATGTACTTTTTTTGCTTGGTCGATGTTTTTAATCATCAATTGCATTTCTTTTTCAAGTTCTTCGTTAGTTTTCGCCATAATTAAAATGCAACTCCTGTTGTTTGAATTGGTGTGCTAATTAAATCAATTTCGGCTTTAAGGCTTGCTTCTATAGCAGATACTTCAGTTGACCCTAAAGCATCTTTAACCCATGTAATCATAGTTACTTCTGTAGGTGTTGCTTTGCTGGTATCAAAAGCAATAAAACCAGAAGGTAGTGATTCAGGCTTAGTGAAAATAATTTCGCCAGTACGCCTTGCTTTTTCTTCTGTGTCGTCTATGCCTTTTACACGATAGACAACATTAGTAAAGTAACCATCGGCAACATCTCTTTTACATTGTGTGCCATTGATTTCCCATGTATAAGAAATTGCCATAAGAAAAATAATTTATTTAAATTTTAACTTAATACTTTAAATTTGTCTTTTAGGGTTTTGGATTGTCAGTTTTTACTTTTTCACAAGCTGCATAATATGCAGTTAACAAGCTAGAATCTCCTTTACTATTCCAATACATAGCATCTGCAAAATCTTCTAAAGGTGGATATAAAGGTTGTCTTGTAAATTTATAAGCTATAGCAGCAGCTTCTGCATCAAGTGTAACTCTTGCCGCATCAATATTAGATTGTGTTAAAGATATTGCATTACCATTTGAGTCAAAAGCTCCTGTCCCGTCATCAATCGTTACAGCGTTTGGGTAGGCTTTTCTTATAGCTTCGTGGTCTAAACTCATAATCAGGTTTTAATAAGATTATACATAAAAGCAATCATGCTGACACCTCCATTACTGTTATTGAAGAAGCTACTCTTGGAGTATCATCATCATCTGAATCATCAGATGTTCTATTAACGAGTGTATTTCTACCATTATTTCCTTGAATTTGTACTTTATATGTTGTTGCACTTGTTGTACTAGGGGAGTCTAAAAATACAGCTTGTCTGTCTTGAATAATGTCATAACCAGCATTACCAGATTGTCTCGAAGTACCAAAAGATGCTTGAGTTCGATTACTAGCAGCATCTCCTATATAAATAGCAGTACTACCTCTTAATAATCTCCCTGCAAAAGCAGCATCTTCGTGACCAGCACCTACTTTTATATCAAGAATGATAAATATTTTACTATCAGAAGCACTCGGAGTAATAGATACAGACAGTCCAGTTACATCTGTATAAGATTGTGAACTTGTAGAAAAAGTGTCTGTTTTAGTTGTTTGTACCACTTGAAGAATCTTTCCACCACCTGTAGCCAAAGCAGAACCATTCACAGTAATAGCGCCAGTAACATCTATTCCCGTAGAAGTGGTTTCTATTTTTTTACTGTTGTTGTGATATAGCTCTACTGCTCCATTAGGTATAAAACTTGCCATGTATTCGCTTTGCGTGTGCATTATATCTAGGTTGTCACTTGCCGAACCACTTATAATTAAACGAGAACTTTCGTTCAATATTTTACTTAAAGTTCCATTATGCTCAAGTGTTAAATCATTTCCAGTTCCAAATCGAGCCTTTGCGTTATCAGCAAGATCTACATTATCAGCGTTTAAATTACCTGTAACAGTACAGCCATTGCTATATGTCTCAAACTTCTTTGAATTATCAAAATATAGTTCTACTGCTCCGTTTTGTTTAGCAATAATACCTTCTTCTGAACTTGCTAATCTTAAATGTAAATTACCATTTACAGCTTCTATAATGTTATATGTTCCATTATGAAATAACGCAAAATCTTGTGAAGCTCCTAGTCTGATACGATTATTAGTTGACCCAGATGAATCATTTAAAAGAATATTTTTATCATTACCATCTAAGTTACCGCCTAGCTGTGGTGATGTGTCTGTAACTATATTTAAAGCCGTTAAAGATGCACCTGAACCACTAAAAGCTGTCGCTGTAACTGTTCCTGTGCTTGGGTTATATGTAAAGTCCCCGTCAGATTCAAGACCTACATTTCCAGTTGCAGAAGCATCTTCAATAAATGGAATTAAATTATTTTCGTTTGTTGATTCATTATCTGCAACCGAAACATGATTTGCGTTTGTGGCTGTTGTAACTGTAGTCCCCGCAATAACAGTTGATAAAGCTACGCCCGCAACAGTAATTGCATCAGCTTCAAGAGTTCCGTCAAAGTCTCCATCAACCGCATCTATATTTCCAACAAAAGTTGTTGCAGTAACATTTCCTGTAACTGTCAAGCCAGAAGAAGAAAAACTCCCTCTTGTGGTTCCGCCGCAAGTAACATCGAGAGTATCAGCCGCACTTGAAAAAATACCTGTATTTAAATCATCTCTAAAACCTAAAGCGGGCGCACTTGCAGAACCATCTTCAAGCGTCAAAGTTCCGTCAAGTTGCAATAAAGTTACCCAACCATCATTTGAACTATTTCTTATTTTTAAAACGCCTTCATTTGTATCTGCCCACCATTGATAAGCGTATTTTGTAGAAGGTTCAGTTGATGATGAATTATTACTTACAATCGCGGCCAAGGCATTGTTTAGGTCTGAACGGAAATTCGCGCCTGTGGCATTATCTAGTACATAATCGTGAGTTGCCATTGCCTACTTATTTTTACTTAAGATTATCATAATTCTAAGAACCGCGCCCAAATCCGACAGCGGTATATCTAAAATTCCTATCAACAAAACTTGAACCATTTTTGACGTCTATATCAAAGCCGCTTTCTGTGATGTTGTGAAGGCTGAAAAAATCCCCGCTTTGCATATTCTCAAGAATAATTCCAATTGTTGGAAGATGGGCTGATGTTGACCCGCCAAGCTCAGAAGTACCCGTGAAAAAGGTATTTATAAATGAAACCGACTTACGAGAAGTTCCTGAAGCAATAACTGCTGTCGGCGATTCTGTTCTTCTTATAAGATTTGCAGAATATCCAAGTTCTTTAATTAAAATACTTTGTGCAGGGTCATTGCTTGTTAATTCTGCCCTAAATTTAAAACCTCTTCCGATAAAAGTTCCATTTGCCATTGGTTCAAATGGTGTGAAATTAGCCCCATAAGTACAATTTCCACTTGTTGTCTGGCTTGTAGTCCCTGTTAAAACAAAATCGTTTACACTTCCTGTACTTTGAATAACATATTCGCCATCAATACCTGTTCCGCTTGTGAAATCAACGACAATAACATTTCCCGCTACATAGCCATGATTTGCTTTTGTAATAGTTATTGTTGTTCCTGATTGTGCGTAAGTAGCTGAAACCGATAAGTCAGGGTCTAAATCTGTTATCGCAACAAGTAACTTTGCGTTTGTATCAAAGGCCGTTTGAGCGTCAATATCTGTCCAAACATCAATTAAAGCTGTTCTTGAATCAATTAAATCATTAGGATAAAAAGATTCAGTAACCATATGACGGGTTAGATTTACGACTTGTTTTCCGCCAAAATCAACATTACTTACAAAATCATATTTACCAGAAGAAGCAATATCGCCAAGAAAATCAATTGAAGATAAAGAATCAATTAATCCTACAGAATCAATTTCTGTTGTTGACCCAAGAACTAAACCACTTAAAGTTGAATCAAAAAATGTATTTGTTTTTGCACCATTAAAAGGTGTTGCGTCAGTATCTTCTCTATCTGTAAGAATCGCAAGCTTGGGAACCGCATCAGGGATTGTAACAACAACTGAAGTTTCGCCAGAACTAAGCCGTCCGCCGTCATCGCGGAATTTGAGAATATATTCCCCTTCAATAGCGGGGACAAGTGTTTCTGATACGTTCCCCGGTAGGGCGGGAATAATATCAACAGAATTTGTAAAGGTACCAGTTCCGTCCACGAGATTGCTGTGACGGACTACAATATTTCCGCCGTGAGTTACATCAACATCTGTTGCTTTATCGAAGCGTAATCTAACAAATTGATCATTTACAGGTTCAACAGTTACATTTGAAACATCTTGCGGAAGTGCAGTTTTTCCAACAGCTTCAAAAGTAAGATCATTTGAAGTTGCCGAAAGTTGTCCGTTTACGTTGTAGCTGAAAACTTGAAATTCATAAGTTCCAAGTTGACTATTCATTATCTGAAAATCAGGTCTTGAAACTCTTTCTGTGAAATAGTTGCCATTTTCAAAACGATAATTTACTTGATATTCAATAACTCCGACTATTGGCTGCCAACTTAAAAATATTTTTGAAACCGCTTGATTATTGATCGGAACAATTGTTTCAACGGCTGAAAGGTTAGAAGGTGGCGGCTGTAGATCATTTAATTTTGAAACTGTTCTTGTTGGTAAAGCCGCCCCATCTTCAATAAATGCGTATTTTTCATTTATGTAAGATAAAGCTGTAATTGTATAATTTGTTGAATCTGTCTCTTCAACTGTTATTACTCTAAATTTTTGCGCTTCAACTGTTGAATTTTGAATTAAATATATTGTGTTTGCATTTGGCGTCTGTGAAAATGCTTCAGAAACAGTAACAACGCCATTTGTAATATCTGAAATATCTTTTGTCTCAACTGTGCCATCAGGCAAAATTAAAGATAATGTCGGGCTGTTGGTTGTGGGTAAATCTGTGTTTTCTGTATCGTCAACAGTAACAACTGTTGTTGAACTAACGCTTTTAAGTCTTCCTGAACGTCTTACACCCGCGCGAACAGGGTCATTGATACTTATAACAGCGCCCGGCCTACACATTAAACCACCTTCCATTGATGTCGTAAATGTGACAAGTTCGCTTTCGTTAGCTTCTGAAAATGCAATTGCCTTTGCCAATCTTTGAGCTTGACCCCGCGATGTACACGCAAAACCTTTTACTTGCTTAACGACAGTTCCAATCTTTGCTGATAATGTAGTATTTTCAAAAACTTCAAAATCTATATCTTGCGAATCCATATTGTAATAACTGACAGAAATTACAGAATGTCTTTGCTTTAAACTTGAGCCTGAATAATTAAAACCATCATTTCCCACGTTTGCAAGTGAGAAAAGAAACGAGGAATCCTTGGGGGAATCCTGTGCTAATAATATGGAACCCGTTGACCATATCGGCATACAACGCATGACGCCCGCAAGTTCATTTATCAAATCAAATGCAGAACTTGAAGATTGAATATTTACGTTGCAAGAAAATCTGGCTTCCTGTCCGCCAAAACCATCATCGACAAGAGTATTTGCAAATTTTGATGCGGTTACAAAAGAAAATAAATCAAGGTTTGAATCTGCGATATGTGTTCCAAATCCATATCTTTCTGTTGTCAAAAGATCAAGTAAAATCATCGCAGGGCATGAACACCAAGTCGCGGCCTGAAAAGTACCTCCAAATATATAGCCGTCTGGGTAAACAATACGGCCATTTGTGGAATCAACAGTCGGCGTTCCTGAACTTGATGCACCCGCGCCCGGAATCCTTACCTTTATTCCACGGATGCGGAATTTACGGCGGGGGATTGAACTGAACTGTTGAGAATCAAGCCTTATTGCGTTATATGCTGAGTTTGCATAAGTGCTTGCATCATCAATTATTTCTGCAAAACTGGCAAATTGAAAAGAATCTATTAAAGAAGAATCTGTTGAATCTGCCGTAACTCTTATGACTCTTATATCTACAGGAAAAGAACCTGTAATTTTTACTGAATAATCTTTTTGATATGCGTCAGCGGTTCGACCTGTGATCGTGTCTGTAATAACATCTGTAAAACCTCCTGAGTTGTATTGAACGGCAACTTTTAATTGAACAGTTGAACCGAGTAGATCGCCTTCTGTTGTTGCTTTTTGTATCTGAGGGAAACTTACAGTTACTTTAATTCGATCAACATTTGTATTTGTAATCTGTCTTGTAACTGGCGCTGAAGTTGTAACTGTTACCCCAACAGGCGTGATTGAAGAAGAACTTTCAATTCCATCAACTTTTGTTTGATTAGCAGTTCCGAAACGTGGTGTAAAAGTTACGTTTTGAAAATTAAAATCTGAATCAGCGGGATTTGATGAATTTGCAGATGCTTGCAAAACAGGGGTATCGTTAAGAAAAACGTCTTTTAAATAAGCATTTGTATATGCCGTTGAAGTGCGGTCTGTTATCCCTTCTTTTGAAGCGGTTGCAGAGCCTTCAATCTCGCCTTCTGATATAAGATCAAGGAAAGTTGCAAATTGCTTACTGTGTAGCGTATCAGGGGTTCTTGTCGGTTGTCTTGGCGGCGGCGGACTTGGACTACCTCCTGAACCGCGAATAATTTTTCTTTTATCGGTCATGCCTGAACTTGCTCCGTATCAATACCGCCAGAAATAACAACTGACCCTGTGAAAATTTCTCCATATACAATCGGAACGGGCGTTCCGGCCCGGCTTGTCTGTTGCGTTCCTGAAAAACTAAATGAAATTCTTGGGTCTTGTTCACTTGAAAATTCAGGCGTTTTTGGCGTAGGAAACAGCATCCCACTTACACCACTTAAAACCAAACCCGCACCAATAAGACCGAGAGCCGCTGAACCATAAGCCCCTGCCGCATATAAACCTGTTGCACCTATCAAACCACCACCGCCCGCTAAACCTGCGCCAGAACCGCCATGAAATAAACTACCCGCCGGCCCAAATGCTGTAAAAGATAAACCGATCAAGGCCACTCCAAGAAGCACTTTTCCAACATTACCCCCCGCACCTGAAATAACAGGTACAAAAGAAATATCTGATTTACCAATAGGATCGTGAAGCTCGTCCGCACCAATCTCTTCCTCATTAGTTATGACTTTATAATATCGATTTGCCATGTGACTTTCCAGTTGCGGAAAATTATTTATAAGAAAACTTACGGCTTGGGCTACATTAGAAACATTTATATCTTCAAATTGTTTGTGACCAACTTGTTTTGCCAGTTCTCCATATAACTTAATTTTGCGAAGCATAACGTAACCTCATTCCTGTGCATTTTAACAACCAAGGGTTGTAAGGTTC